GTTTGGCAATCTATCAGTTTAAATATATCACGAAAGCTAGACGTAGCCATATGCCAGTCTGTTCCAAACTTTTCTCCGAGTTCTCCCATTAGCTTAACGTGGGTCATATATTTCTACTCCTTTCTCTGGGTATGATACAATTAAATATGGTATCTGCAATGCTTTTGCCGAGTCTTTATCAAGCTTGCTTGGATGACAATCTTGCATATAGTGACTATGGACTATATATTTTATTTTAGAAATTAACTGATACTTGCCTAAAACTTTTGCGTCAATTTCAAATTGATTTTCTTCTGTGGATATATTCTCACAAGGAATATATTTTTCTTTGTTATTTTCCTCAACAATAAGTCCACACATTTCACGAGGTGCCTCAGCAGCTGCCTGAGCAAATATTTCATCGAGAAATTTCACTGAAAGTTCTTTGAGCCTGGAAAAGCTCCAAACGGTAATGTTACTGTAGTATTTATTTCTGCTTTTGCTCTTGAAGTTGTTGAAGTAATATCTACAGGTGAAAAACCAAATCGTTTTCCACAAGAAGTTAATGATTTTCCACACTCATCTGCTCTTTTCCAAAAATTGTTAAAACCTGGTGTATTTCCTGCATGAGTAACTTTTGTTTTCCATACATAAGTCTTTCCACCACTTGCATAAGTAACAATATCATTTAATTTATCGTCTGTGTAAGCATTATAAGTTGTACTATTTGAGTATGCTCCTTGATGTACTCTCACTCTATCGAATTTTGCATTTGAATCAGAAGGAGTACCAAGTGATGTTTTTGTTCCTGCTACATTTACTATCCAATATTCTGTTATACTTGCACTTGTAAAAGAGCCATCAGTATTTACTTTGACTGCTGTTCCTGATGTGCTTATATAATCACTTACTGCAAAACTTGTACTTCCTCCAGCTGCTGTATAGTTTGTAAAACTTCCACTTGCAGGAACTATATATTCATCATCTAAAGTCACATATACTCCAGTATGTTCTACTCCATTTACTGCTGTTCCTAATATAGTATAATTTTGACGAGTAAATTTACTTTCTCTATGCCAACTACATCCACCGCATTTTTCAGATTCGGCTAAGTCTGGACTTGCTCCAGTGTACTCCCAAGGACATGCATTAGATATAATTTCTCTTGCGGGTATTTGTACTCCTTGTAAATCAAACGGAGCTGTTAGTTCATAAGAAAGAGTTATGGCATCTCTTGCATTAATTTTTGATATTGTCCAAACTTGTCGTGTAAATTCTATGGGAGTATTTCCTGAGCCAGGATCGGAACTTTCTCCCTGTAAATATCTTTTTAGCGTCATACGACGTATTACTTTTTTACCTAGTAAAGTATCAAAGTCGCTTGTTCCCATTGCAGTTGAAAAAGTATTATCAACAATTGCTACGTTAAAAACAGGTCTTGCTATTGCTCCTGTTGCTTTTATATCAAATCCATCCATCGTAAGGGGGCAGGGAGCATAAGTCCTTAAAGTACTTGGAGAACTATAATCGTACATTTGTAAAGATGAGCCATCAGAATCTTCTCCTTTTGTAAAGTATGCAAAAGTTCCATCTGCTTTTTCTATTTCAAAAAGTTCAACAAGTTCAGAACCTGGAGTTTGTTTTTGAAAATCACTTACTAATGTCATGATTCATATACTCGGCGAAATTCTGCTGTTAAATTATAAAAATTTTCAAATGCCCAAGTTTGATTCCAACTTGGACAAATACAAAATATTGTTTCAGTACTGGACGATTCATTACTGTCCTCTAAACTAAATTTAAACCTACTAACTCCTCCAAGACTTTCAAAAAACGCTACTAAATCGTCTATCTCTGCTTTTGGTCGTGAAGAAAAAGATACACTCATAGTTTGAGTTAATACGTTAATACCGTCTGCAACTCTTTGCTCATATCCATCACCAAAAGCTGCTAACAATACTCTAGGAGTATTTGATCTACCTAATCCTTTGTCGGGTTGTACTGGTGCAGAAAATCCTGTTATATTTCCGCCGTCTGCTTTAAATATTCCAAATGCCATAATCTATTAATAAGGGCTTAGTAAGCCTCCTGGTCGTTGTTGTTTTGATAATTCTGTTTGTACTGCAGCTGAAATTGCTCTTCCCAAGGTGTATGAATCTTCTCCGTCTCCTGTGCTAGAAGTTGCTCCAGTTGTCATGTTTACATTTACAGTTACATTATTTCCGCCTGTGCCGCCAGACATTTCTACTGGTATACTTCTTCCGTTTGGAAGTGGTACGACTGCCTCTGTTCCGTGTAGCACTGCAGGATATCCTGAGGCTGGTCCGTCTGATACTCCTCCTGTTCCAAATGAACGATATCCAGGAGACTTCATTATTCCACCATCCCTGCCTGTTGGTCCAAGTCCTGGAAAAAAAGGTATAGCTCCCATAACGGCTATTGCTGCTTGTTGAGCAAGTACTTGAGCCATGGCTGATAGTATTGATTTTGTCATGCTTAAGAAAGCGTCTTTCATGTTTGAAGTACCTTCTATAATACTTTGAAAAGCTGTTGCCATACTTGATTCAAAAGAATCTCGGAAAGCTTGCTGTACTTGATGTAAAGCACTTGCTTCCATTTTTGCTTTTCGTATTTTAGCATTTATATTATCTAACTTTTGATTTTCTATTGCTATTTGAGCGTCATCCTTATCTAGCTCTTTAGATTCAAGTTCTCGAATCATTGTTAATGCATCTGCTTGTTGTCTTTGTAATTCTAATACTGCTCCTTCTTTTTGCAATTGTTTTGCTCGCATTTTTGATTGTCCCATTGTCTTATTAAGAAGATCAGTTTCTAAACGAAGTTTTTCTGTGATCATTGTCATCTCTATATCATGTAATCGTTTGGCTTCTTTTTCTGCGAGTTGACCGTATTTCATTACAAGACCTGCACCTGCAATAGCAAAATCTTCATCACTATATGTTTTCTTTAATTGTCTTAATAATGCTTCGTCTTGTTCTAAGCCTGCCATTCCTTCTTTGCCCAAGAAAGTTGATAACATATCTTTCGTTGCCTTATCAAATAATGTTCCTTCATTTTCATCAAATTTCATTACAATATCAGCAGTTGAAAATTGCTCACCTAATCCTTTTAAAGCTGATCCAACAGATTTTATATTTGTTGTTAGTCGAGTTAATTGAGTCTGCGGAGTTTTAAAAGAGTTAAGAGCTTTAGCAAAATCTTGAGCAGAACTTGTCATAATTTGAGTTGTTGATCCAAGATTTTTCATATTATTTCCAGCAATTGTTCCTTTCTCTGCTAAAGTATCCATAAACTCTTTAATATTTTTAAAGTTTTCAGTTTGATCTCCTCCTGCCCGTGCTATTTTTATAAATCCTGCAAGTTGAGTCTGCAACTCTGCTAATTCAGTCGAAGCGGCGGAACCTCCAACAGTTAATCCTTGATAATTACCTAAAATACTTTGCGTTCCCGTTAGAGCATTCATTTGATCTGTACTTGCTCCACCCTGCATTCCTGCATTATAAGGATTCAGTCCCAAACCAAACGGATCAGCTCCGGCTATAAAATTATTAAAAGCATCAACATAACCCATAAGTCCTTGTCGTCTTGCTCTTCCCCCATATGTTTGTGTTCCTGCTCCTTGAGAAAATGCTTGACTTATATTAGAAAAATCAATATTAGAAAGTGCTCGTGCACTTTGCAACATATTTGCCATGAGTGAATTACGAGTTCTCATTCCTGATATCATTTTATCTAAATCTTCCGCATTTTGTTTAAATAAATTTCCTATTTCTTTTTGAGCACTTTTATAGGCTTTTTGTGATTTTTCTGATTTATCCAAGAGTTGACTAAGTACACCAACAATACTTAGTGCAATACCTATATACCCTGTTAGGGCTAATAGTCCTGTAAAAGCTCGTCCTAAAAGAACAGTGCCAGTTTTTACAGCCGCCACCGTTCTTCCATGCTCAAGTCTATATGTAGCATAAGTTGCTCGAACTTGTAATTGTAGTCTATTAAAGAAATTAGTATTCATGGCTTCTTCTTCAAGTTTTAAAACTTTTAGTCGTCGCATTGTAGTTTCTGCTTGTCGTCTTGTAAATTGTTCGACTCTATATACTGATTTTACTTTTCCTTGAGCTGCTTTATCATACGCATTTTTCATTTCTTTTTCCATGCGTCCGAAGTCTTTACTTTTTAAAGCACTTATATCTCTTGTACCCCCGTACATTGATGCAAATTGACTTTCTGCAGCTTGTAATGCACCTTTACCACCGCCTAGCTGAGGTAGTGCAGGAGTTACAGCTTTTAATAAACTTCTACCAAGTAAGATTCCTCCACCTGCTAGTGCTGTTGTATTCATCTGTAATGCCATCGCTAAAAATTCCGCTAATGGTCCCAGCATTCTTTTTATCGAATTTAGCAAGTCATCAAAAGATTTTGCGAGTTTTGTAAGTTCATTCGCAGAAGTCGCTGTGGCTCCAAATTTTTCTTCCCCTTGCTCTAAAACTTCATTTACAACTGCTTGAGATTTTTCAAATATATTTAATTGGTCTTTTGTTTTTCCGATAGCAAGTGCATATTTTTCAGATGCAGTTTCTAATCGTAGAATAATACCTAATTCATCCAATAGTTCTGGTTCCGCCTTTACAGCACCTCGTACTAATCTATTAAATGAATCTGTTAGATCTCGTCCTAATGCAAGAGAAGCTTTTAAAGCAACATCACCTAGTTGATTTATTTGTTTTGCACTTAATCCTGCAGCAGTACCAATCGCAACAGCTTGTGCTGCCTCTGCAAAAGCTAACTGACCTGATGTAGCTGCTTGGAGTTGTCTTGTTAAAATTGCTAAGTTTTTTCCTGTATTTTGAGCATATTCTGCTTGCCCTTGTTGTAAAATTCTTAAATCACCAGCACTTTGTAAAAAACGAAAAGCTGCTGAAATGGCAAATATGTTAGCAGCTAAAGTAGCATATGCGGGCACAAGACCGCCAGTAATGCCCTGAGCCATTTTTGAAAAGTTTTTGGTTTGATTTGAGGACTGCTGAGATGCGCCCTTAAAGTTACGATTTAGAGTTGCTTCAGATTTACTTAAATTATCAACAGCTTTACCTGCTTTTTTAGTTTTCTTTTCAAATCCGGCAATTGAGCCATCATCATTTAGTCGTACGATTAAGTCTGCTAACGTAATTTTCTTTTTTGCCATTTATCTTCGTATATTTGCAGAATTTATTCCGCCTTTGCCTGCTTTAGCTTTATTTTCTTGTGCTTTTCTTTTTCTTTCTAATCCTTTATTTATTTTTTCAGCATTTCTTGCCTCTATATGTTTTATAAAGAAAATACAGTCTTTTTTATCTTCTACTTTCCATGTATCTAGTAACATTGATAAAGGAGAGTAATCTTTTCCTAAGTAAGAACCACTCATACCTTCCCAGCGATCTGGTAAAAGGTCGTGCAATAAAAAAGCCACCTGAACTTCATAAGGATAATCCTCTGTAGTTGGTGGCATTTCGTCAAAGTCAGGATCTTCTCCTCTCTGTTCACATAGGTCTAAGTACGCATCGAGTTTAAGTTGTCCGTCTTTATATTGTTTGTCTAAGAGACCAAGTATTTGTTTTACTTGGCTCTGGTAAAATTTTCAAGATCACCTGTTACTTCTGTAACCCAAGTGTCGAAATCAGCTGCATTTTTCATCAGCGTTTCAGCATTTTCTTGAGAAAATAAAAGTTCATCGTCGGGATCAAGACTACTAATGTCCACCAATAGAAGCTCTTCGAGGTAAGAATATTTTAAGCCTTTCCATCCTTTGATTACAGCTTTTACATACTCTACTAAAAACTTATCTTCATCTAATTGCTCATCAAATGCTCTTGTTTTACGATTAAACTTTTGAGATAGACAACGATTTCGTAGTTTTAGCAGTTCTTCCCTTGCCAAGTAGCAAAGGTCAACAGAAAATCCAGCCATGCTAGGATAATCCACTGATACTGTTTTGCTTGGAGTTAATAAACTCGCTAGTGATACTGATTTGTTTTCTTGTTCTGTCATTCTGTTTCCTGTTAAATGAGGGGAGGGTTGCCCCTCCCATCTAAATTAATTATTATGTTACGGCTGGTCCTACAAACTCCATTGTTATTTCGTCTGTTGCATCAACTGAAGTTGGTAAAGCATGGAAAGTTGTTTCCAAGCTTATAATATCATCAATTGAATGTGTAGGTACTTCCAAGTGACATGTTGGTAATGTCATTGTAACTCTTGGAGTATTACCTGTTCCACCTATTACAAATACTAGA